ACAGACCCGTAGTTGATGGTCTGATTGTAAGAGTCTGCAACCTGCCCGTAGTCGATTTCGCCTTGTGAGGTTTGCTTGAACTCCACCTCGTAGAACGAAACGTAGGTGTTAACACTGGGCGCAGTCCATGACACACGAACAGCAGGCAGAACGGAGCCATCATTGCCCAATACAGTGGTTTCTGTGAGGGTGAGAGCCGTTGGTGGCCCTTGCGCTGGCGTATCGTCAACAATGTCGGAATAGTCTGGATTGTTTGGCCCAACCTGTGCTAACACTGTTGATACATCTGAGTCTGGATTTCGGTCTGATTCCACGAAAGAGCCAGAACCCGTCCCGTAAGCTACCGCCCTCACCCAATAGTAGCGGGTATCACCAACGTCTATAGGATCAGCCGAAGTTGAAGCGTCATGCACGAACTGTGTGCCAAGCGTCCTACCAACCTCAACTCTATTTGCCCAAGATGAGTCGGGCGAGGCATAGACTACAATCTCTTTGAACAAACTGGTGTTAACTGGGTTTGTCCAATCTAACTCGATAGATTTTAACCCAGCAGTGGCAGACAGGTTCTGTGGGTCAGGTACTCCACGGAATGCCTCAGTGATAACGCCAGTTGCTTCAATGGTGCTGTATTCGCCTGCTGTAGGGTCTGCGTATGACCCAGCGTCATCTTCCAAGAGCGTGAGGTTAACCACCCCATCTTGGGTGTCAGAGAACGACCAGCTAGCGCAGCGAAACACCTTGTTGCTGTAGTCGAGTTCCTCGATGCTGACAGATACGCGATCACCAACATCAACACGAAGCCCAGATAGGTTTGCAGGGAAGTTTAAGATCTTTTGCTGGTCTGACATCTGGATCTGCTTGTGAGCGATCCTCTGCGCCATGAACGAACTATTGGTGAACGGTAGCTGTATATCCCTCGTTAGAATTTCATCGTTATCTCGGCTAACCGCTGCCGTAATAGATACTTCTGGAGCTTCAACTGATTTGTGGTTTTGGGAGGGGTCAATAAAAATCGAGCGGATTGTATTAAAACGCTCACCGCGCTCCACCGATGTCTTAACCGCAACTGCTCCCGCAAGCTGATCTTCCGTGAGGCTCTCTGTGGGGGCTTCATAGATTCCCGCCCTGATTGTGTAAATGCCATTGGAGTAAACAAGGCTGCCGTTCATTGAAGATAGCAGCTTGTTTATGTTCGCTCGGTGGGTGTCTGTTGCGTAAAGAACTCCGTTAGCAGTGAACCGCTTTTGCGTTTGTGAGTTAGGAATAGCGACCAAAACGTCACAAGCATCCGCCGCAGTCTCTACCGCAGCCCAGTCAATCTTACTAACCGGAATAGACAGACCAAACTTGGTATCGGTCAGGTAATTAGCCACACATAGAGCTGGATTGTCAGACCACTGCTGATAGGTTGCGCTAGTAGGATTGGCCCCCGCACTCGTATCTAGTCGAGGGTCGTAGATGTCTTTCTTGCCTTTTACCAAGGCTTTTATGTTCTGAGGCTTTAACCGATCCCACACCTCTTGAGATGAGTCCGTGAGAGTCCACTTAGTCGAGATCGTGGCGATACCACGAGTCCTATGTGCCGTGCTCCAGTTTAAGCCAACAAAAGGCTGGAGAAGGGTGTCATAGGTCTGGTCGCTTGCGCCTAGTCGTCGATTAATCTGAGTTATGGTGACTAATGGGTCATCAGATGTTGGGCCATAATTACCGCCGGTTACGTTAAACCCTGAGATTTGCGCATCTGTTATCACTTTGCTATCAAAGTGAATGTCAGTGATATCTTCTACTTCATGCCCGGTGAGCGCTATAGCGTGGTAAAGATCACGGTTTTCAGTGCCGCTCAACCCAACGAAGAAAATCGGGCCAGAAACCAATGCTTCCCCATAGACCATCTTCTGAGGTTCAATTGTTCCGCGAACAGTATGCTGCCTAGTGCTATCAGTGTCGGACTGAGGCATGGAAATATCAGGCATCAAGCCTTTTATTGCGGCATTTACCGCAGCACCCGCAGCAACAATAGTAGCTGTGCCAGCAGCCATGACCGCGAAAGTAGAAGCGGTCGCTGCCACACTCGCCCCAGCAACTGCACCAATGGTCGCTAAACCAACAGAGTAAACCTTAACCGCCGCTGTAACTATCGCTGCCGCTACTGGTGGCATTCTATACGCTCCATCCTGCTACTAGGTATCGGTCTGGAATCTGTGTCATGCCTTTTTCAGTCAGGCAGACCACCTTGTCTGATAGCTTTATCCCACACACCTGACCAATTATAGGTATATCAACAATGCAAGGGTCGCCGTCTTTTATGTCAGAACTGACATCACCCAAGATACTGCCAATGAAATCGACTAACTCACCCTCTCGGCCTACTAGCAACTCTGCCTGCGCTTCTGATTCGTACTTAAACCGCTCTGCGTAGTCTTTTCCAGTCAACTCTTTAACAATGAAAGCCGCAAACTGGCAGCAGTCAGCATCACCGTAGTTAAATTCACGGCGCTTCCACTTGCTCAAGGCGAGATGCACCCGCATTAAACGCCCCTCGGCAAGCTTATGTTGTCAGGGTCGAATGGCTTGAAGGTTCCCGGCTTAGGCGTTCCGATGATTGCGTTAGATGCGGCATCTCCCCATCTCAGCTTCGCGCCTTCAATGTCGGCCATTAGGTCAAAACCCAAGTCTCCAGAAAATTCATTCTGCAATTGGGCGCTGGTGTATTTCAGATTGGATGCTTTGTTGAATCTGGCAAGCTCAGACTCCGCCGTTAGTGAAATTACATCGCCACCGGCAGCCCCTACCGTGACAAGCATTTGGTCCATAGCGCCTTCCCAGATAACAGTAGGGTCAGCAATCAGGTCATCACTAGAATCTAAAACACCCAAGTAAACAGTAACCGGCTGAAGGTAGTAGTCTTCAGTCAAAGCGGCGGCAGATACGTCTGGGTCTAATCCAGAGAGGGAGAGAGTGATCTTGTAAGGGCTAACGTCTGCGCCTTCTTCAATCTGGCTAATTTCTCCCAGATCACCAGTACCTAACCAGTCCTGACCACCCCAAGTATAGGTGCCGATGGAGTTGTGTAGGTACAACGTTCCGCTGGGAAACTCCAACTTAGTGAACGTAACCAGCACGACATGCTGGGCAGATAGCGCAGTAAGTACCGCAGATGGGAAACCTCTACTCATGCCAGAACGTCCTCCACTGCTTCAATGTTGAAATTAGAGGTTATGTCCACTTGGGTATCCCATGACGCTGGGCCTGCCAACATAAACACCCCACTTACTGGCGAGGTGTAAGCAATTATTGTGTCATCTGCTGGCGTCTTGCGAATGGGGGGAGCGATTGACAAAGTCACGTTCCCACCAGCATCGCTATTAGCATCTGCCACTACCATGTGAAGCTCATTCCCAAAAGAGATGTAATCGCCTGCTCGTAGGTAGTTGGAAACGTTAGCCGTAGCCCCATCACAGACAAGGCTGGTACCCGATTGGCTACCACCGTTCACAACCAGCGTACCGCCACCCGCACCCCTTCTAGTAAAAGAATGGTCGTGCAAGGTAAACCGATGCTGTTGCCCATTTAGCTTAACCAGAAACGCCTGCATCTCTTGGCGGTCATCGCCTGAGAGGTTTCTAAACTGCAAACTGGCTCGCCAAAGCGAACCTTTGCGAGAGGTGGTCTGGACTGCGTTAGTCAGGGGAGACTGAAACGTGCGAGTGTTAGAAACAAGCTCGAACGTGTTGGTCGTTGGAGTGATGCTTGGGAAGGTGAAAGTGGTCATTACGCAAATCTTCCCCGTCTCATGAGATCTTGAATGGTCATTATAGTCTGTTGTGATGTCTGGGCCATAGCGCTTTTGATTCTTTGGTCTACGTCAGCGCCTGATCCTCTAGCGTCCACGTTATTGATTACGGTCACTCCGCTAGCCCCGCCCTTGCTATGGTCAATCACCGTTTCATTGGGGTGGATCATAGCCATTCGACCACCCTTACCATCTAACCCACCAGCTCTAGCTCCATGCCCGGTAAAGCCACCACCCTCGAAGCTCTGTGCTTTAATTTGAGCGACGTTAGCCATACCCAGCGCAAATGTAGTGGCACCAAGAATTTGACCTAATGGGGGAGGGAAAGCGCCAATAGCTTGGTTGTAACCTTGAAAGGCAGCCATTGTTGCTTCTGCCATGCGAAAAGCCTTCTGCGCTGCAAAAACTTTCTTATTATTAGAATCCAGAGCCATAAGGTTGTCTTCAAGATTCCCGATAGCTGTGTCTTTACGCTTCTTTTCTTCAGCAGCAGCCTTAGTCCTGCGCCTCTCATCATCAGAGAATCTTTTGTTTTGAGCATCAGTTACAACCTTAAACGCCGCAGCTTCAGCGTCAGCAAGGTCTTTAGCCGCCTTTATGTCTTCTTCGCGCTTCTTTCTGGATTCATTCTTGGCTTCTTCAACCGCTTTAAGAGTTTCAAGCTGACTCAATAGCTCTAGTTGATAACGCTCCTCAGCGGTTATAACACCATCTAACTGAGCCTTGTATGCGGCGGCAGCTAGCTCGTTCATGCCGTAAGTGGCAACCTGAAGCTCCAGAGCTTCATTAGATGCGACCAATGATTGATCTACGCCCGACAAAGATGTTTGTACATTCTCTAGTTCAGCCTCCGCCAAACCTAGCTGTAATGTATATTTTTTTACAGCCTCACTCGCTTGTTCAAAAGCATTCGCATTTTGATTCACCCCGCCGCGAGTCTTGGTGACAGACTTTGATAGTTGATCTTCTTCAGCTTCGCCAAGGTTTTTTCTTGCTTGGGTTATAGCCTCAAGAAGCTCTCTCTCCCGCTCAAGCAACATTTCTTTTGCGATAGCTTTTTGAGCACCACTAAGATCATTGAGAGAAGCTGTGCTTTCCCTTGCATTCTTTTCTAGTTCTTCAAGAAGATCATTGGATTGGGTCAAAGATTTGATAAGAGGCCCGGCTATAGCTGCCCCAACAGCGAGCAAGCCACCTAACATTGCACCTTTGGGGCCGAACAAGGAAGCAACCTGAGAACCCTGCTGACCAAACACGATCATCGCGTCAGTGCCCATCTGAAGCTGTACAGCAACGTCCTGAACCTGATGACCTAACTGCCCCGCTCCACCACGCATCAAACGCATCTGACCACTCAAGTCCCTACCGGCCTTGGTAGTCTGATTCATCTTGGTGTTGATCTGCTGAAGAGGCTTGGAGACTTTATCGTCTACTCTTGCTCTTAATAGAATGTCAGCGGGTGTCGCCATTCACCATCTCCTGCTTGATGCGGTAATAAGTGAACCAGTGGTTAAACTCGTTCACAGTCATGTCCATAATCACCGAGAGAGGTTGACCAAGGCGACTGGCAAGCTCGAACATTAAGAACAAGTCAGTCGGCTCCCCTTGATCGTCAATCAGTTTTTTTCACGTTCCTCTTCGTCATCACCGTCTACACCCAAAGCAAAATTGCCAAGGCGAATAACGATGTCTGGGTCAACACTCGTCTTGAGCTTAACCTTGTCCTCTAACGTAAAAACCGCCTCCCCCTGCTCATCGGTTAATCCGAAGACGCAGGCATAAACCAAGTAATCATAGGTGTCTCCATCGGATCGTTTCGCTAAACGAGCCTTACCATCAAGAGACATATTCTTGGCGTAAACAGTGGTTTCCCACTCAGGAACATTCATGCTTCTTATTTCGCGGTTACTAAAATGAGCAACCGCTTGATCTATTAATCCTGCCATTACACAGTATCCGTACTCAGCGCACCATTACCTTCGACGGTGATAGACATTTCAATCATGCCGTCAAACGTGACGTTTCGACTTACGCCAGTAACAATGCAGGCTCCATAATAATAAGTGTCACCTGCGTCCGTTCCTTCTGGGTAGAATCGAAGATCAGCGACTTCTGTGCCAACACCTAAAGCAACCTGTCCAGAGGTATCATTTTCATCCCAGTAGCACTCTATCGCTCCATCCCAAGATGTCAGGGTAGCCTTCCGCGTTCTAGCGGTATCGCCCATAGTAGTGTCTTCCACCGTGTCTGCGGATTCGTTGATGTTGAAAGACCTCAACTCACCAACGGGATCGGTAGCACCAACCCGGATAGTTCCGTCTTTTCCAGTATGCGTAGCCATATTTAATCCTCCAAGGATTCGTCAGTTTCTTCCGCTTCTGCGGGGGTTTCATCATCAGCAGCGTCCACCCGAACCCAGCCTTTTGATTCCAAGTAAGCAACTCGATCTTGAGTAACTCTGATAAGCGCTTCGTTATATTTCATGTCAATCATGCTAAACCGCCGTTGTAGGGTCGTTTTCTTTAGTCGCATATACCACTTCGACACGCAGCGTAGCTCTTGCTACAGGTTGATCCCCCTCGCCAGAGAACTCCGAGTCCATAGAAGTGACCTTCGTATCCTTTGCGTACCCACCCCTCGTTAAATCAGTGTAAAGGGCTACCTCAATCTCTGAACAGATAGTATCCAAAGAGTCGTCGTAATTCGTGTTGCCTCGCACATACGCTTCAACATTTACTGAAAGCTGGCGCATGATCGTTCTAGGCAGACCGGTTGTCGTGTACTCAGAACTCTCGTCCATCGTGTACAACGCCAGCCCCGGCAAGTTGTCTGCTGCTATCGGATAAACTCGGCTAACAAACACGCGAGAACCAGTCGTAGTCAAACCAGTGAGCGTGGTTTCGATGTTCTCTCTAATCAACTGCCGTACATGCGCCATTAGTTTTTACTCACCATTAGCTCTGTCATCCCAGTACCATCAGCCATAACAATGTTGACTGTATAGGTATTACCTTCGTAAGCGACAGAATCCCCCTCCGCTGCCGTTGATATGTCTGCCGTTCTCATAAGCAACCGGGGACGACTAACAGCAAACGCAACCGTTCCCCCCGCCTCAACGCCTTCATAATCGTTATCAACGATAGCTTTATATGTGACCGCAGAACCGCCTTGGAGCGTGTAAGACACGTCTATTCCAAAGTCGGTCAGCATTAACAACCTGTCATCCGCAGTCTCTACAGCCATTAGTCAGACTTCTTCCGATACCGTCTGCGAGGCTTGTCATCCCCTAGACCAATAGAGCGATCCTCTGTCTTTTCAGGCTCGGCATACGGAACAATCCGATCAATGCCCAACAATCCTTTTTCATCTGCTTCGTCGAAATCTTTGCCAGACTCAACGATGTCACCAACGTTCCATGTGGAACCTTTGATGACGCAACGCTTCTTTACTTCGTACTTCATATCACCTCCAAGGAAGACCCCCCACCCGAAGGTGAGGGGCTTCGTCAGCTTTATGCGCCGTCGTTACCGAATGCGAAGCTCACTGCGTGACGTACTGCTACGTCTACAGATTGCAATGCAACGACTCGGACAGTGCCGCTGGTGCTGTTGCTGTATGGGTCAACAACGATGTCCAATCCACCGAACATGCCGATGAGTAGGTCACTGAAGTTACCGAAGTACAGGTTTCCAGCAGTAGCTTGGTTGGACACGATGCCTTGATAACCGTTGATGGTGCCGCCCGGCTCAACTACGAATTGAGCAGTGTTGGTGGCCTTCTCGGTGGTCTTCAACGCGCCATACATGCTTGCAGGCAAGATGTAAGACAGGTTGCCCATCAGAGCATTGTCTTCTGCTACAGCAGTTTCCAGAGTAACTACTTCAGCAAACGTTGGGTTTGCAGCAGCGAAGTTGGTCACTTGGTTAACACCAGTGGTATTCAAGATACCTTCTGGGTTGCCAGCAGAGCCAGAACCTTCCAAGCCGGCCTTGTCAATCGCGGTAGCGATAGATTGAGCCAGATCGTCACGGATCAGAGCTTCAACGTCCAAAGAGCTTTGGATGAGCAACTGACGAGTTACGTCGGTGAATGCACCCAGAGTCTTAGGAGCCATGCTTACGTTACCGATGGTCATTTCAGACTCAGCAGCAGCCGTACCTTCACCGTTAACAAAAGCAGCGGTAGAAGCAGCGGTCTTCTTGGGGATCTTAACGTCGCCAGACAGACCACCCAGCATACGAGCACCAGCTTGCATTACGCTTGAAGCGTTACGCAGAGCGTCGATGAACTCTTCGCCTTTGAAGTCTTCAGCAATCAAGTCACCATCGGAGCCAGCGGACATGTCACGCTTCCAGTTCCGCAGAACTTCAGCAGGCAACATGATGCCTTGAGCGGTCACACCGTACTGCTGTGCAGCAGATCGTGATGCCTCAAACTCAAAAGCAGCAGCTTCTTGAGCGCGTCGGTCAGTTGGGTTAGCCAAAGCATGAATGGCACGCATCAAGCTGAACTTCTGAATCTCTTTTGGAGTCAGGCCAACTTCTTGGTCTTCCAGAGCGCGGGTGCTGCCGATTTCTTCTAGCAACTGGCCTCGGAACTCTTCGATGCTGACGCCATCAGCGATAGCGCGTTGAGCCATTTCTGACTTGTTGTGGCGGGAGCCAAGCTCAACGATTTGAGCGGCATTCTTTTGAGCGGCTTGACGGGCTTGTGCCTCAACCGCTTGTACATCAACTTCTGACATAGTTTTCTCCATATTGTCAGTTACGATCACTGGTTGTTGCGAAGGCTCGCTAGACCGCCCCACGCCAACTGTCACATCAGCGGGGATTGATACTAAACTTGCTTCGTGGATACGGAACTTCTTGACCACATATGTGTCCTTGTCCTTCCGCTCCATTTTTTGCACCGAATAACCAATGCTGACATTAGCTTTGATACCATCGGTAACATCATCGAAAGCCTCTCTAGCAAGTGCGCCTTTTCCAAAACGCACAGTCGCCCGGAGTCGCCGGGCCGAGCCATCAAGACTTACAGATTCAATAACGCCCACCTGCTTCTCAGGATCGTGATCTAACAACAGTGGGGCGCGTCCAGACTTCAGGAATGACAAGTCAATCGCTTCGTCTGAATGTTCTAATACTTCCATGCCGAATGAGCGCATAACCGGCTCTTCGCTTGAGATAGCCATGCGAACAGTTCGCTTGTCGTCGTCTATGGGCGACATCTCCATCGCCATTGCACGAGTCATATTTGACTCAGCAGCGCGGTCTTCATCGCTATAAGCGTTCTCTTCGACTACTTCTTCAACTTCCTCAACCTCTTCAACGACCTCCTCAGTCGCCTCATCAAGCTCTTCCATCTCATCTTTGGAGAACTCAACGATGTAGGAATCATCGGTTTCTTCGACGTTCTTAATATGCCTTTCTGAATCCATAGTAATTTCTTCAGTTTCATCTGTAAGATGTTGATTTTCCAAGATTTTGTCCATCGTGTCACTCCATTTCTTGTCACTTTCTGAATCAAAACCTCTATCATCAGAACTTAGTGGATGGCCTTTAGGTAGTAGGTCAGTGTCATGCTTCCCGCCACGGAACTTACCGTTACGCAAAACGTATAAAAATGAATTGACGCGAGCATAAGCCCACTGCTCAGGACTCTTTACCGTCGGTCGAACAGACCCCGGATTAGTCTTATAAGCTCCCACACCACGTCTAAAAACCGCTGATAAAGTTCGTAGATTAGTTCGCTTAGTTTCGACATCCCCAACCTCCTCGTTGTGATCCTCGACCTTCTTCTGCAAGCCTTTCTTCACTGAACCAGAAATGGCTGCTCTATCTTCAGCCTCATCAGCAGCTTCAACCTGCCTCCTGACTCGTCTAGCTACTGCAAATCCGGCACTCCCACCCCATAGCGCCCAAGCGATTCGCCCTGCTGATGGATAACCCTCCTCTCCCGGACGGAACCCTTCAGCCTTCTTATCGACTTCGTGTCGAGAGAAGAACGAATACATGCGCTTCATCGTGTCGATAGATAGCTCTTTGCGGTTAGATATATCCCGCGCCCTAGCAACACCAACCTCTGTCCCGCCCCTGCCGAATTCTTTGCGCCACTCAAGCCCACGCTTGGCTTCTCGAACCATCGCCTCAGTTGGCTTAGTGTTTATATCTCTGCCCTTATAAGTCGCCATCAGAGTCTCCAGAGATGTCAGCTTCTACCGGCAGGATTTGACCTGCATACGGCTCTAGCGCGTATTGAACGCCAAACTGCTCCATCAGCGCCTTATCACGCTGAATCTGAGCAAGCAGTTCTTCAGTGTCCTTGCCATAGTTGCTGGCAACATCTTGCAGGCTCAGGATGCCGTTCTTTAGACCAAGAACAGCCGCAGTCATCTCTTTCTGTGGGTCTACCCAACTCCAAGCTCTACCACGGAACTCGCTCTTACTGGCGAACCTGTCGTATTCCCGCAGAGGGACGATAATCGCACCCATTTCCATACTTGAAGCAAGCCAAGCCTCATAAACGCGACGAATAAAGCTGTCGATCATGAAGGTTTGAAGGTTTTTGTATGCGTCACGCTCCTCTAACGCGCCTTGCCGGATGCTTGAGTAGCTGGTTGCCTCTAAATCGTTCGATAGGGACGTGTAGGAGGCTCCCTCAAGGCCGCTTGCGATACCCTTTAGGATTGCCTTATGGAAGCTATCAAACTCGCTAGAGGGGTACTGAGGGTCAAATGCGGTGAAGTCCACGCCATTTGGTAGCTGGTGGAATGTGCCCGGCTCCGCATCCATGATTGGAACATTGCCATCGAGGTCATCAGCAACGAATCCATCGCCAGCGGGAGAGGTGAAGAAGCCCATCTTAGAGGCTCCAACACGAGCATTCACGACAGCAGCTTCCCGCAACGCGCCTAATTGCTTCAATCCAGCCATTGAAGGGGCCATCCAAGGCTCCCCTCTCGTCTGTCCTGCTCGTAACTGCTTGAAAATATGCAACATTTTCTCAGCAGGGATACGAATGTGCTTTGGACTCTTCGACATCGAGGTGAAGTCATAGTCACCCGGATGGTAGGAGAGCATATGGTAAGCGACTGGACGCTTAAACTTGTCAATCTCAACACCCATACGGACTTCATTGCCGTTCTTTAGGTATTCAGAGAACTCTACGTCGATTCGATCAGGCTCAATCAACTGAAGGCTGAATGAGTCCTTAAACTCTGCGCTGCGATGCAAGATGACAAACGCTTCGCCGTCACGAGCGATTGATTCAATGACCATCTTTTGCACATCAACCCAAGATAGCTTGCCGTCTACAGTGCAATTGCCGTATTTGCCCCAATTCCTCCATTGGTCTTCAACAGCTTGGTTGCCAGACTCGTCCAGCTTCCCGCCAGACGCTAAGGCTTTGACTTGAAGGGTGAA